TCTTGCAACTATTGAACCTTACATTGGTAAGTATTATTCTACCGAATATGTAAGAAAGAAAGTATTGCGTCAAACTGACTCTGAGATTATTGAAATTGATGAGCAGATTGAAGATGAAATTAATAAAGGTATTATCCCAGCTCCTGGAAGTGTAGATCCAATTACGGGAGAACCTTTACCTGGTGGAGATATGGGAATGGACCCAATGGCAATGGGCGCTGATGGAATGGGAATGGGTCAAATTCCTATGGAACCAGATGTGGGAGCAGATGCTGCAGTTGCTGATGCACAGATGCAAAAGGACACCAAAAAGGCAGAGATATAAATATACAATATAATACTTAAATTTTTATGGACAATGTTATCGATTTGATCGCAACAGGTGCAAAGCCATCTGATGTGACTGATGCTATTAAGGGTGTTTTATACGCAAAAGCTGCTGAAAGAATTGATGCTGCAAGACCTATTGTAGCGTCAAGTCTATTTGACGGTGAAGAAGGTGAGACTGAGATTGACCAAGAATCACAAGAGGACCAAGAATAATGGCAAGAACTTTATTACTAGGTGATGAAATTAATTTGCCAACCACAACAGGAACGGCTACTAGTTTTTCTTCTGCAACTGTAGTAAGACTAGTAAATACAACTGGTACTGCACAAACCATTAGTGTTGTTGCAACACAAAGTGGTACTGGAATAGGCACATTTACAATGCTTGGAAATACTACAGAATATTTGGAGAAAACCGCATCGCATTGTGTATTTGCCACTGCTGCAACTGTGAGAGGTACAAAAGTAGGATTTACTGGATAGAAAAAATGAAACTAATCACAGAAGAAATCAACAAGGTAGAATTTATTACCGAAGGTAAGGGTGCTAATAAGAAGTGCTATATTCAAGGCATTTTCTTACAAGCAGAGCAAGTGAATCGTAACGGTAGAATGTATCCCATGTCAATCATGGAGAAAGAAGTCAACCGTTACAATGAGAGTTTTGTTCTGAAAGGACGTGCTCTCGGTGAACTTGGTCACCCTGATGGTCCTACCGTAAATCTTGACAGAGTTTCTCACAAGATTTGTGACCTACATAGAGAAGGAAACAACTTCGTAGGTAAGGCACAGTTGCTTTCTACTCCTATGGGTAAGATTGCTTCTTCTCTGATTAGTGAAGGAGTTACTCTCGGTGTTTCCTCTCGTGGTGTTGGTTCACTCAAGATGACCAATGAGGGTCATAAAATTGTCGGTGAAGATTTCATGTTAGCAACTGCTGCTGATATCGTTGCTGATCCTTCTGCTCCTGATGCTTTTGTCTCAGGAATCATGGAAGGAAAAGAGTGGGTTTGGGAAGGAGGAATTCTTCGTGAACAACTCGCAGAAAGAACCCAGAAGAGAATTAACACTCTCGTTGACCAAAGAATACTTGAGGAGCATAAACTCCAATTATGGAATGATTTCCTCTCAAATCTTTAATTTATAAATAAATATAGATTAATACAAAAATATCTAATCAAAAATGTCCGTTGGTAGCAATTTACAAGAAATGGAAAACGTAGTAACCAAAGGGGCTGCTCCTGCCGAACCAATGCAATCAGCAGGTATTCCTGTTGAAGATCTCGGCGGTCCTACTCCCGAAAACTATCGTCCCGATGACGATTCTGCAAAACTCAGAGATCCTGCAGCAACTCTTAAGCAAGTTAGAGATGTAGTCAATGCTAAGGCAGCACCTGCTGAAGCAGTTTCTGACGAAATCGAAGACGGTCAAGAGATTGTTAACGAGGAAGAAGTAACCGAAGATGAAGTTGTTTCTGAAGAAGAAGTAACTGAAGAAGAGGTTGTTACTGAAGAAGAAGCACCAAAAGTTGAGTATAACGTCGAAGAAGATGTTAATGCTCTTCTCCAAGGTGAGGAACTTTCTGAGGAATTCCAAGAGAAAGCACGCACCATTTTCGAATCTGCTATCAACGCAAAAGTCGGTGAAATCACCGAGCAACTGCAAGCAACTTATGAGGAAGCACTCGTAGAAGAAGTTGCAGCAATTAAAGAAGGTCTGACCGAAAGACTCGACGCATACCTGGAGTATGTTGCTGATGAGTGGGTCCAAGAGAACGCTCTCCAAATCGAGCATGGTCTTAAGACCGAAATGACCGAATCATTCCTCCAAGGAATGAGAGGACTTTTTGAAGAACATTATGTAACCATCCCTGAAGATAGATATGATGTAATCGAGAGCATGGTAGATAAACTTGATGAAATGGAAGGTAAACTCAACGAGCAAATCGAAAGAAATGTTGCTCTTAATAAGAGATTAGCCGAGTCAACTGCTGATGTAATCTTCGCTGAAGTTACTGAAGGTCTTGCTCTTTCACAGAAAGACAAGCTCGCTACTCTTGCAGAAAATGTTGAGTTTGACAGTGAGACAGACTATCGTGAGAAGCTTGTAACACTGAGAAATTCTTATTTCCCAGCTAACGGCACTCAAAGAGACCACTCAGAGACTATCTCTGAAGGCACCGAGGTTGCTGCTCAAACGACAGCATCCCCATTAATGGAATCCTACATGGATACTCTGAGAAGAGTCGCTAAAAAGTGATTTCTAGATTATAACAGTTCAAACTAACTTTTTTAAAGAGGTAAAATCAAATGCAAATGCCATTTAGTGAGCATCTGCAGGAGAAGTGGGCACCCCTTCTGGACTACGAAGGTATGGATCCTATCAAGGATGCACACCGTAGAGCCGTAACCGCTCAACTCCTGGAGAACCAAGAAATTACTCTCCGTGAAGAGAGAGAATTCCTTTCCGAAGCACCAACCAACTCCGTTTCGAACGGTGGAGTTGCTAACTTCGACCCCGTTCTGATCTCCCTGATCAGACGCGCAATGCCTAACCTGGTTGCTTATGACCTGGCTGGCGTTCAACCAATGAACGGTCCTACTGGACTCATCTTCGCAATGCGCTCACGCTACACCAGCATGGGTGGTACGGAAGCTCTGTTTAACGAAGCAGATTCCGCATTCTCTGCTAGTGGTATCAGCACTTCCGATCCTTATGTTACTGGTTCTGACGGTGCATCTGCTGGTTTCGGTACCGATCTTCAGCGTGGTGAGAACCCTGGTGTTCTTGCAATCAACGGCGCTCCTTCGACCTACAGCGTAGGTCAGGGTATGAATACTGAGTTCTCTGAAGAACTCGGTGCAGGTCAGTCTTTCAACGAAATGGCATTCTCGATCGAGAAGGTCACCGTTACTGCAAAGTCACGCGCTCTGAAAGCTGAGTATTCACTCGAACTGGCACAAGACCTGAAGGCAATTCACGGTCTGAATGCTGAAGCTGAGCTTGCTAACATCCTCAGCACTGAGATCCTCGCTGAAATCAACCGCGAAGTTATCAGAACCATCTATAAGGCTGCACGTCCTGGTGCTCAAACCAACGTTGCAACTCCTGGCGTATTCGACCTCGACGTTGATTCCAACGGTCGTTGGAGCGTTGAGAAGTTCAAGGGTCTTATCTTCCAAATCGAGCGCGATGCTAACGCAATCGCACAAGAGACTCGTAGAGGGAAGGGCAACATGATTCTGTGTTCCGCAGACGTTGCTTCCGCACTGACCATGGCTGGTGTTCTCGACTACACCCCTGCTCTGGACGCTAACCTGAACGTTGACGCAACTGGCAACACCTTCGCTGGTGTTCTTGCTGGTAAGTTCCGCGTCTACATCGACCCATATGCTACCAACCTCGCTTCCGATGGTTCGCAGTATTATGTCGTCGGTTATAAGGGTGCTTCTCCTTATGACGCAGGTCTCTTCTACTGCCCATACGTTCCTCTCCAGATGGTTCGCGCCGTCGGTCAGGACACCTTCCAACCAAAAATCGGGTTCAAGACTCGTTACGGTATGGTTGCTAACCCATATGCATCTGCTGCTGGCGGTGCTGACAGTGGTAAGATTCTTGGTGGCGACAACCGCTACTACAGAAGAGCAAGAGTCCTCAACCTCATGTGATTCTCGATTCACATATCTATCAAGAGACCCTTCGGGGTCTCTTTTTTTATCTAAATACAAATAAAACTGATAATGACAGTTTCGCCCTTTAGAAATCAAATATCAAATAGAAATTTTCTTTCACCTACTGGGTTTCAGTTTAGTTTAACTAAAGAACCAAAGGTAAGTTTCTTTTGTACAAGTGCAAGAATACCTGAGTTGTCATTGCAAACCACGATTCAACCATCATATCTTAAGGACCTTGATGTTCCTGGTGAAAAATTGACCTATGGAGATTTGAATCTTAGATTCTTGGTTGATGAAAATCTAGAAAACTATATGGCAATTCACAACTGGTTGACTGGTCTTGGATTTTCAGAATCAACACAGGACTATGTTAATTTGTTGGCAGACCCCGATGATGTAACTCAACCTGGTGATTCTAAAAGAGGATTTAGTGATGGAAGTTTAACAATATTGAGTAGTAACTATAGAGCAAACAGTATTGTGAAATTCAGAGATATGTTTCCAATATCTTTGACCTCTCTGGAGTTTGACACTTCAGCAACTGACATACAATACTTTACAGCAGAGGTCACTTTCAAGTATACTATCTACAATATCTTT